GTTTTTAAATTATTTGTTCTTTGGTATGTGGTTAAATTTCTTTCATCCCATACATCCAAATATTCGTTAACAACAGTTACCCCGTCATTTCCGTAAGATTTGTATTGCCTTCCAAATGTACTCAACTTTCCTGTAAATCTATCATAATGTGGATAAAGCACCTCTCCATTTTGATACGAAAAAGTTTTATACCCAACAACGCCATCTTTCAAATAAAAGCACATTGCAGCATCTCCGGTTATAGCTTCCGACTTTCCGCAAGCAAATAAACCCTCTTCCATATTTTTCTTAGCCCATCCCTGCTTGAAATCGCGCATTAGAAAATCCTGAGCCACTGTTGGGTTTGCACTAGAATTTATGAATCTTATTGGATTACCAAAAAGATGAGTTAGCCTTTTTGTAGTTATCACTGATTGGAATGCAAATGCATTACGCTCTACATAGTGCACATAAGACCGACCTTTATCATCAGTCTTTAGTCTGTCCATTAAGTAATTCCTATTAAAGACTAAATGGCCACTAGGATCATATTCTCTTAGAAAATCATCTTGTGTCACTATCTGATATGTAGCGTTACTCGGAGCAACTGAACGAAGCGAACCGTCATCTCCATATATATTCCAGCTAGAACCAAGTACGTCTGGGTTAATACGCTTAAACGGTTCCTTCAATAAAATTTCTTTTGGGGTCATATTTATATTGTTTATTTATTATATTCCTACTAGCATCCCTAAATTGGAAAAACAGCTTACAGTATCTGGTATAGCCTCAACCATAAATGCAGCCTCCAAAAAGTCTGGTGAGTGACCTATTGTATCTTTCATAACGGCTTTTGTTATTATTTCAAATCTTCCGTTATCAGTTTCTTTCCTTTGTAGAGCCCGACTTTCGTCTAATATTCGATCTTCCCAAGTTATTGAGTAATCTCCTTTTCTTTTTTCTCGGCTGAACTCTTTTTGTATCACCAAAATATTTCTATTACGAACTGATGCAGATACTGAGTATTTTCCGGCTTTTATATTATCTATAAATTTATCAGCGCACTCAGATTTTAAGTTATCCCACATTTTGGGATTAGATGCGGAGCAGCGGCTATTGAACGGTATTGATTTTGGAAAGTGCTCTTGCATAAAAACACCAATACCATTAGTGTCAAAAGCCATACTTTCTTCTCTAATGCTGTGTTTCTGTAGAAATTTTTTTACGAAATCTACAGTAGTTATACTTCCTGTTCCGGTGAAATACTCGACATCAAACAAATGCCTTCCTTTCCAAGCGTACATTACAAAATAATCTCGAAGTAGGGCAACGTCAATAGTACACTTTAATTTTCCTCCTCTTTGCTCTGTGTTATTTAGCCAATACGTTTCTACATCATCTTGCGTAATTTGAGTCGTTCCAACCTCGTCGTCTCCCCATGTACCATTAATATCTTTTGTGGCTTGTATTCCTCCCTTTGCTGCTAGTTTAGCCTTGTATGACTTATCAAGAACTCGGAATATTTTATTCTCTGAATACAACCCCTCTATGAAAGAAAAAGACGTAATAAAACTTTCATAAGTTTCCCCGCTATCTAAATCAATAAGCCCATCGATTCTATCTTTTGCTTTTAGATAAACTTCTTCTTTAGTATTGCCCCAAACAACATCTTCTATGTTTTCGCTAGGCTTGAAAAAATATCTAATTTTTCCACTTCTACTTTGGTCTATGCTGTGAGTTTCTTCGTCAATGTACCATCTAATGAATTTATAAACCCAGTGCTTTTTATTTGTCGGGTTGCAGCTCGAAACGAATCTATTCCTAACACCAATTGTATTTCTGTTAGAGGCGAGAAGTGTAAAAAATGTAGTATGCGAAATTTGCGGTAACTCATCAATCAAGATACATGGAAGCTCGGCTCCACGATAACGTTGGTCAATTTTAGCTTCATTTTGCATGTGCTCCATGTCCATAGTGGCTCCACTTGGATACGTCCACTTTAATGCAGTAGGAGTAGCAAACTTAGTATATATTTTTTCAGACGTAGACCAAAGTCCACGTTTTAAGTCATCTTCTTCTTTACGAAACGCGTATGCTTTAAACAGCGGATTATTTATGAAAGGCATGGGGACTAATAGCATACACAGCGAGTTGTGCGTAACAATAAAATCATTTGTAATGAATAATCCATTTGGATGGCTTACCTGAATACATCTGCATTCATCTGGAGTTACATGCTCATATCCAATTATTCTTCTTGACAACGGACTTACACCTCCATTAAATCCCATTACTATTCTATCTAATTTTCTAGGTAGACTAACTAATTCATTGTTAATTTTTGTATTGAATTGAACTGTATATACTTTCCTACATATAACTTTTTCACCATCCTTACCTTTGTAGGCTCCAATATCGCTAGTTATAGTAGCCTTTCCACCTAAAGACCATATTATTTCCTGAAAATCTTTCGATAACTGCTCAGATGTGGTTGTATAAGACATATGTCCTCTGTCATCAACGTATCCATCGGTATCCATTAGTCCACATACTAGGGCTTTCCTTTCTGCTAGACTCGATTTTATTAAATACTTTGGAACTGATTTTTCGTATGAATATTTACCAAATAGGCCAACCCTCCTAAGTTCCGCTCGCACCTCTCCATTTCTGTCAGATATTATTCTGGCTATACCATTATTTCTATTTACGTTGAATCCAATAGACTCTATCTTTTCGTCTATAAACGAATCGGCGCTTGAATACCCAACACACCCCTTATCGGACGATATGCATCCATCACCTATCAATACGCCTATTACATATGGGTCTAATTCAGTTCCTTTTCTACTTCCTATTGGAGCAAACGTTATTGGATTACACAGTGGTATTAGAATGTTCTGATCTATTATTTTTGCATTTGGCTTATCTCCATTTTTTCTGTCAAAAAAATCAACTATAGATTGAGCCGTCATTACTTTACCATTAAAAAAGTAGGATTCAACGTCGTATCCATCGGACTCTACCTTAAGCTTATTTGTAGCGCACGTTTGCTTCGCCAACCATAAATGGTTTAAAGAGCAAACAGATTCCCCTCCATCGCAAAACTTAAACTTAACTAGAGGCATTACACCTTGGTCTTGAATGGCTATAACGTGTTGAGGAAATCCATTTGGATTCATTATGGCATCTCCTACTTTTAATGAACCAATTTCTTTCCAGCCAAATGCAGTGAGAACTAACTCATTGATTTGTAGCGCTTTACCTCCTCCACGCCTTCCGCCAATTATTAACACATCTGCATTGTTAGTCAAAACTTCCTCTTGAAACCCAGCTTGCGGAATAATTTTCCGTATTGGTTCTCCTCGCTTTATTTTTTCTAAATTTTCAGCACGAAGTCTTTCGGCAAACGAATTAGAGTAGACTATTTGCCCATCTCTGCTTAGTACTTCATCTATATCTGAATTTCTTAATTGCATGTTTTTATTTTTGTTTCAAATGCAAAGGTACGAAAAATTTTCGAAATTTTAAAGTTTTTTACGAAAAATGTTGCGTAATCAAAAAATATGTTGTATCTTTGCATAAAATATATAATAAAACATAAAAGAACTTTATGGCTAAATTTACAAAAGAGGCTGTTGTTGAAAAGATCAAAAACATTCTCAAAACTACTGGCGGTGGTCAGGAGATTTCGGACAGAACAATTAACGATGCAACAGAGAACCTGATGACGTTCGCTAATGAAGAAGTTGAATTAGATGCTTTCGTTACCCAGATTCAAGGTGGATTAATTTCTATGAATGGGAATATGCGGAAGGAGAAAGCAGATGCCGCAAAAGTCATTTCCGATGCAGAAGCCGAAAAAGTAAGGCTTGCTAAAGTTGAGGCTGATAAAAAGAAATCTGAGGAAGATGGTAAAACTCCTGAAAAATCAGAAGCCGAAAAGAAAATTGATGCTCTATTAGCTAAATTTGAAGCTCAAGAACTCAAAGAATCCGAAGCGCAAAAGAAAGTAGCCAACGACGCAAAAATTGCAAACGCTAAAAAACTTCTTGAAACTGCAGGGGCTGTAAATAAAAAGGTTTTAGAAGTTGCACTATCCAAGGCTCAGATTACGGATGAAATGACCGACGAGCAAATAAGCGCAACAGTCTTGCCTCTGTATAATACTGAGTACAAAGATTTTTACGGAGATGGACAAATGCCAGCTACTGCAGCAGGAAATGTTACACCTGAAGTAAAAAAAGAGTTAAGAGATAACTCAAACAAACTTGTTGATAAAGCTCTTGAAAAAGCTGGAATTAAAAAGCCAGAATCAAAATAATAATTAAACTTTAAAATAAACAAATATGTCACAAGACTGGAATGCCTATAATTCGTCTTCTGCATCTTATGGTGGTCAAGTCCCTGTATGGGTTAAGATTCCAAAAAGATTAGAATCTGGTGGCCTTATTGATAAAACAAACCTAGTTGAAGGTGAAATTATCTCTGCGGCAAGTCCATTTGCATTTAACACAACCACAAAGGCTGCTAAATTGCTAAAAATTTTCAAAGTAAAAGCCGTAGAGGTTATTTCTACAGACACTAAAATAACTGTATATGCGCTTGGCAATCTTCCTAAATTACATAATGGTAATTTTGTAATGGTTCTTCCATCCACTTTAGCTGGTACTGGAAAAGCTATCGAAGTAACAAGCTTAGACCTAACAGTGGCTGGCGAAGCTTCGTTTACTGTTGTTACTGCAAACATTGATGCTGTTGCGGCCGGAACTTATTTGGTTCAATCATCTGCCACTGCTGCTGGTTCCTCTAAATCATTGTACTGTATTCCAAATACTATTTCTATTGACGACACTATTGTTGGAAACCAAAACTCAATCGGGCTTGCTCGTGGAGAAAAGTATTTATATGAAAACACGGCTCCTTGGCTCCCTGCTATCGTAGCTGCTGCGATTCCAATGCTGGAATTACATCACTTTAACGAAGTTCAAAATAGCGGATACGTTGCCGACTAATTATTAACAAATAAAAATTAAAAATTATGGCATTCCCTACAGGAACTATAGACTCTAGCATGTACGCTCTTTTACAAGGAGCACTTGCATCTGGCGGCTTCGATAGCATGAAAGTGTTTTTCGAAACTGCATTTGCAGATAAATTTTCTCAAGTAAGATGGACTCAGCTTTATGATGAAGCTCCGGGCTCTGTTTACAAAGAATACCGTCAAACTATTGGTGAAAAATCAGTTCCGGTAATCGCTCGTTACGTTGCCTACGATGGAGACGCTCCGAAAATTTCTACCGATACTATTGAAGTTAGCTCTAAAAACATGCCTCGCATGAAATTAGCTTACGACACCAATGAGAAATCAATGGACGAGCTTCAAAAGCTTATTCAGCAAATGAATGCAATGCCTAACTACTCTCAATTGTTAGAGCAATTCATTGTTAATACAGCAAAATTGATTTCAGGTATTCACAACCAAATTACTTACACTGGCCTTCAAATTTTCTCTACCGGAAAATATACTTCTACAGAAATCAACAACGGCGGTGGTTTAGTTGGGTTGGAGTTTGACTTCCAAGTTCCTTCTTCAAACAAAAAGCTTGCTGGTTTCGGCACTTACGGTACAAAATATGCTTGGAGTTCTGCTTCTGCATATCCAATCGGCGATTTGCTTGACTTGATGGAATTAGGTGACACTAATTTTACTCCAGTTGGCGTGATCCGCATGAACAAGGCGACTTGGTACACCTTGAAAAACCACGCATCTACTCGTAGTGCTGTTGCCATTCAAATTACCGGAGGTTCTGTTTCAGATAGTAACTTAACCAAATACGCAGTAACCGATGCTCAAATCACTATGCACCTTGAAGGTCTTGGTATAGCTCCAATCGAAGTTATCGATGACATTTTCACAATTTCCGCATTTGATGCTGCTACCCGCGGTATGAAGAAAAAGAAATTGCGTGGATTCGCTGATAACGTAGTTGTTGCTTCTCCTGCTGGTAAAGTTGGTGAATTGCAATGGAGCTTCCCTAACACTTCTTTTGGAACTACTGCTAACCCGGTGTATGTAACAGAAGGTGGTAAGGTTAAAATTAAGCAATTGATTGATACTTCTGCTGAAACAATGTCTTTCGAGGCTGAGTTTACTGGTATACCAGTTCCGAATAACGTGAACGATTTATTGTACTTAGACATCTCTCAAGCTGCTAGCTAATAAATGAACGTAACTATAAACATATTTGGCGCAGGAGAATGCAGTGGGGCTGGAGTTTATGCTGATGGCGTCTCTATCACTCTACTTGCTACTCCTGTAGCCGGAAATGTTTTTAAAAAGTTCGTTATTGGAGACGCTGAAATACTTATAAATCCACATTATCTTACCGCTGGAGCCGAAGATGTTATTGCAGACTGTTATTTTTATACCCCTTTTGAGCTATATATAAGAGGTGCTGTTTCTTTTGATGTGCCTGATATAACGCTAAATAACATAAGAATATCGAGAGTCATAAAATATGCTCAAGACGTTTCAGAGTTATCTACGCAGACTTTAGAGCTTGCCCTGGCAGATGTCCTTATGTACGGAGCTTCGAGACCTAGCTCCGTAACTGGAGCAAAGGATTCTGATGGAGGGTGGTCACATACTGATGGAAGCACTACAATAGGTAATAGCGATAGAATATTTTTGAGAACAAGAGCGCTTGACATATATAAAAAGTATGGAGAGAATACTGGATCGACCGGAATAACTTTTGGAAACTTAAACGGAATTGCATATAGACGATGATACAAAATCCTAGATTTCCACATGGAGTTTTAGTATATAGGGATGAAAATAATGGGACATCAGATGCTCCGGACATTGTTCCAAAAAAAATGCTTGACTCTCCTTGCAGGAATTACCTTAACAATAAAGGCTCCGAAAAGAATGGCGTTGCTTATTCTGATTATACATTGGCGCTTCCTAGAAGTTTGGTGGATGTTTTAACCGGAGATAGGGTTTTAGTTTTCGACCAGATAAGAACTATAAAAGGAGATGTAGTTGCGTGCCAGATAACCAATTTTGGCGTAAATATATATTATAACGAAGTAAAGAACTAGAGAATGGGGGAGTTTTGGACAATCGGTGGTTGGATACTCACCATAATTATAAGTTTAGGTGGAGCTTGGGCTACTGTTACGGCAAGAGTCTATGAAGTTGAAAAGCAAATAGAATTGCTAAAAATGGAAATGGCTAACAATAAAGAGGAGCACAAGGCTCAAAAGGAACAAAGCGATAAACAAGAGAAAATAATTGAAGAAATTCATTCTATGTTTAATCGAATTGACAAGAGCCTAATATCCATGTCTGGAAAGCTAAACTTAAAGGCAGACAAAAAATTTATTCCATGAACAACTCAAAAGCGTTTGAGTCAGGAATAAAAAAGGCAATAGCTATAAAAAACATTATTGTCGAAAAGTCACTAACTGAATTATGCGAAGCTGCTTTAGATAAAGCTGTAGAATCGCATACTTTTCAAAATAGAACTCATAATCTTGAAGATTCATTTACTTACGGAATTTTCCATGACGGGAGGCTAGTTTCTAGTAAATCTATCGGCAATTTTTCTAGCTTTCATTCTTTCTAAAAGCTGATTATTTTTTTCTGCTACCTCATCATAAGATGCGTCTTTCTTCTTTATTACGTTGCCCTCTTTATCCGTTTTTGCATACTCGACTCTAGGTAGGTCATAGCACATTAACTCTATTTTAGCTTTACTGAGAGAGCACCTGTATCCCCAAGCATCTACTGAAAATAGTCCGAATAAAAAATATCTAGGTTTTAGAGCCCATGGATTTATTTCTCCGAATTTTGCCCTAGTGCCGATAAAAGTTCGGCTTGGTAGGCTTTTGCTTCTTTCGTCGTCATCGTTTTGGTCGTTTCCATTATCATCCCCGAAAATGCCATACCCAGAGAGAATGCCTGAACTTGAATTTTTTTTTTACCTTCAATGATTATGGGCAAGAGTTGGTCGCTTGTGTATTCGTTAACATAATACATCCATCTCCATACGATAGGGTGAAGTAAGACTATCTTATACCAGTTATTTAGGATGATATATGCTGCTACCTTATGAAGAACTTTTGATCGCTTAGACATTTCAGAAAGCGCCGTTAGTTCGGAATTTGGTGTTTCCGGCTCTGCATTTAAAATTATCTTTGTTACTTTCTCGGTACAGTACGATTTTAAATACCCAATCTTATATTTCTTTTTGCTTCGTGGAATTTCGATGATAGTTTTGGCATCATCGTTAATATCCATTAATTCTTTTTCGTCTTGTATTGTTGGTTGTTCCATAATGTTATATTATGATAAATATTGTTTATTTGTTTTGTTTAGAACTGTTTTGTGCGTATATTTGTTGAAAAATAAAAAGCTATGAGCGAAGACTATAAAATAGTAATTAAGTGGTATCATAAATGGGGTGTATCGCTTGCCGGGATTACGTCTCTTATGTATGTAAATGGATATACTGGTACTCCATATATGGAACTGAGAAAAATTGTATTTAAAGAAATTCAAAGGCTTTCTTAAACAAAAATGGGGAGGAATATAACCTCCTCCCCATTCTAAATAAATACTCTCAATCTTATCCGGCAATTGGTGTCCAAATATAATCTGCAGCGTTAGTGCTTTCTACAGCAGTCGTCTTGTTAAATGCTAGTCCGATATGCGTAGTAACTCCATCTGTATAGGTATCAGTCAATCCAGCACCAACTGAGCTAGTCCCGAATTTCTTCCAAGTATAAAGAGTTACCGGAGTAGTCACCTTGTTATAGATGATAACTGGTTCAGTTTCTCCAAGTACAGATGGAGCCAATGCAGTACAAGAAATGTGAACAGCAGTTGCTTTTGTTTGAGGAGTGCTCATATCCAAGTTAGGAGTAAGAGTTCCGTTAGTGAAAATGATTACTTGTTCTCCATCGCCGGATGTAACCTTAATCATTCTTTCCTTTACTGTGGCACTTAGGCTCAATCCTACTGCATCAAAACCAGCAGGTACATACGAAGGGGTAGTTGTTGCATAAAACTCCTCTAGGATGGCTAAAGATACGTCTGGAATGTCAAACTCCAATGTAGTAACTCCAGCTTTATAGATAGATTTCAACGGGGCATCTTGTTGGTCAACCTCAATATCGGTACGAGTAGGCACTGGTTGGGTTAACTTCACTGAGTCGCGAAGAGTGTAAAATAATTCAGTCCAGACAGTACTTTCGGTGATGACTCCAACTGGAGCAATTTCCACCTTTGAGATACCTGTCATAATTTGTTGTTCGTGGCCAAGTGTTGCCATAGTTAGAATCTTTTTAGTATTGTTATTAATTTAATCATTTGAAAAGTATAACCATTACCGTCTTGCGCCAATGGGGTCTCCGTAAAATACGAATATGAAAATTTATCAGAAGAATACGGCAAGACTGCTGTAATTGTATTCCTAATAGAGCTTATTCTACTTCGATTCGGCAAGTTACCAGCATTCTTGGTATATATCTCGATTACTGTTATTAGTCTCCCATGGGCTCCAAGGTCTGAAACATCGGTGCTAGTTCTTACAACTAAGAACTCAGTCATTCCAGTATTTACAACAACAGCAGGCCTTCCTGATGGATACAGATTAGACGTAAGACTAAGAGTTTTTATTTTTGCAATAAGCGTATCCTCTATATCAACAATATTGTAATTTTCTAATCCCATCAGATAGAGTTTCGTTTAAAGAATTTTTTATTTTCCATCACTACAAAGTCAAAACAGTCGGATAAGACTATGAATCTACCTCCGCCACTATTCCAAGATTTCCCCCATCCTGTCGAAGTAAAGCTTTCCAACAAAGTCCCATACCATGCTCCTGCAACTATTACGGCAGGAATTAATGCAAGTAGGATCTTCTACTCCGGCGGTATTAGGCGGAGGAGGGACTGGAGGTGAAAAAACTGATTACGTCGCAAAAAACTTAGAAAATCAAATAAAGCTAGTAAAAAATTT